AACAATCCTCCTAATAACATTACTAGATATTGGCGACCTAGTAATACAAATACTTCTGGTGAAAGCAAAATTTTATATAACTATAATAATAATTACAGTTCAAACCTAGATATATATCCAGAATACACATTAAACTTTGACAACGAAGTTGACGAGTGGACATTAACCGATTATAACGGAAACACAAACTCTTTGTTTAGAAATTTCTATGGCAATTATATTAGAGATTTATTTGATAAAAGAAAAAGAATATTAAAAATAGATTCACACCTATCACAAGAAATTTTGATTAATCATAAATTAAATGATAAATTAATTATAAATAACGAACAGTACATTATAAATAAAATAGACACAAACTTTATGAGTGAAAAAAGTAAGTTTGAGCTATTAAACGTATTACCTCCAACATATTATGAGATACAATTATATTATGGTTTTGGAACTAATCTTTGTAATACTGGAACTTTAGTAACTGTATATTCAGATGTTCCGTCAATAACATTTGGATCAGAAACTACAGGTAAAATATATTCTAATAAATCGTTGACTGTATTTGCACCTAACGGTAAATATGGTAATTCAAACAATTATGACAACTGGTATGCAGATGGTATGACCATGACAACTCCTTCTTATAGAAAACAAGGGTTTTGGCAATCTGAATTTGATGTGACCGTTTCATATCCTTTAACTTGTAGTGGAGGAGGATAAAATAAAATATTATGATAAAAAATATACTTGACTTATTGAATGCAGATCACTGGTACGGTGTAAGCGAAAATGTAGAAATTGCAAAAGGTAAATATGCAGGGGTAAAAGATTTTAAACAAATGAAAGAACAACTAAAAAGATTAAGACATGGCAAGTAAAAAAATACTTATACAAATACAAGTAGGTGCTAAAGATGCTAATATTGCCGTAGCTAATGTAGAAAAAGCTATGCAAGGTTTGAGTGATGCTCAAATCAAAGTTAATAAAAACACAAAAAATAACACAGCATCAGCAGGTTTACATAACGCTATACTAATGGAATCAGGTCGTTTAGCATCTGACCTTAATTATGGTTTTACTGCTATTGCTAACAACTTAGGTCAATTATTTAGTTTATTTCAAGCTAGTGCAAATAGTGCTGAAGGATTAGGTGCTGCGTTTAAAAAATTATTATCTGTACAAGCTTTATTTTTAATAGGAGGACAAATATTAATACAAAACTTAGATAAAGTTACAGCTTTCTTTAAAGATGTAGTTTTTGGAGTAGAAGATTTTGACAAAATATTCAATAAAGCATCTGATACAGTAAAAGAAGTCAATGGTAATTTTGAATTATATATAGCAACTTTAGAGGATGTTACAAAAAGTGAAGAAGAAAAAAAAATAGCTATAGAAGAATTAAATGATGAATATCCTGATTATATAGATAGTTTGCAAAAAGCAAATGTTACATTAGAAGATGTTAAAAACAAAACAAAAGCTGCAAGTATTCAAAACGATTTATATAGAGATTCTATAATGGAACTTGCAATAGCCAGAGCAGCAGAAAATGAAATAGAAAAAATATCATCAGAAATATTACAAGCTGAAATAGATTTAAAGAATGACCAGCTTGAACTAGGATTTAAAACTGAAAGTCAAGTAAAAGAAAGAATAAAACTATTAGATGAGCTTATAGCTGCTGAAAAATTAGAGAAAAAACAAGTAAGTGATGCTACTGATGCTTATGGTGGATTGGGTGCTGCTGGAGCAAACTTAACTAAATCAATGACAAGCACTTTGGCTGGGTATGAAGCAGAAAAAGCTGCTTTAGAAGGAACAGCTAAAGCTTATGGTGGATTAAGTGAAAGTATAACTGAAAGAATTGATAGATTAAAAGAAGAAAGGGAAAGATATTTGGAGTTTGTAAATTTAAGAAAAACACAAGTAAAAGAAGATGTTGCTGTTGAAGATGAATATACTAAAACTAAAATAGGAAATGTAGATAAAGAAATAGCTGCAATTAAAGCTTTAGGTAATATTAGAAGTAAGTTCTTTAAGAAAAACCAACAACAAGACGTTAAAGATAAAGAAACTGCTTTAGAAAAATCTGAATTACAAAGAATACAAGCATTAGCTGAAGTAGATTCTATAGAAGGTAATGAAATAGCTAAAAGACAAGCAAGGTTAGAAATAAATGCTTTTTATGATAAAAAAGATATAGAAGCGGCTAAAGAAACACAAGAAGCAAAAGAAGAAATTGATAAGCTTGAAGCAGAATCTAAACTTGAAGCATTAGATAACATTGGTAAAGGATTAATGTCAGCAGCAAAAATAGCTGGTGAATCTACTGGTGCAGGAAAGGCATTAGCGGTTGCAGGAACTTTATTTTCAACTTATTCAGCAGCACAAAAAGCTTATGAAAGTCAATTAGTACCTCTTGATCCAACCTCACAAGGTAGAGCAATTATAGCAGCAGCAGCTGCCACACTTGCTGGGTTGGCAAATGTAAAAGCAATTTTGTCTGTAAAAGCAAAGGGAATGAAAGAAACTTCTGTAACAGGAGGTACAGCAGGACCAGTATCAATACAAGCACCAGATTTTAATGTAGTTGGACAAGGAAGTGCTAATCAGCTAGGTCAAGTTATAAGTGGACAATTTGGTCAACCTCTTAGAGCTTATGTAGTAAGCGGAGATATAAGTACAGCTCAAGAATTAGATAGAAGTATAACAACAGGAGCAACAATAGGTTAATTATTAAAATAAATTCAATATGAAAATAGTAGAGTTAATTATAGACGAAGAACAAGAATTATCTGGAATAGAAGCTATATCTATAGTAGATGAACCAGCAATAGAAGAAAATTTTATTGCATTATCTAAACAGCATGAAGTAAAACTTGCTGAGGTAGATAAAGAGAAAAAGATATTAATGGGAGCTGCACTTGTGCCTAATAAAAACATATACAGAAGAAGCGGTGAAGAGGAGTATTATATATTCTTTAGTGAAGATACAGTTAGGCAAGCATCTCAATTATTCTTAATGAGAGGCAATCAAAATAAATCTACACTAGAACATCAAGCTGAATTGTATGGATTATCTGTAGTTGAATCTTGGATCATAGAAGATGAAGTACATGATAAGTCAAGAAAGTACGGTATGGATTTACCAGTAGGAACATGGATGGTTTCTATGAAAGTAAATAATGATGATGTTTGGAACGACTATGTAAAAACAGGTAAAGTAAAAGGATTCTCTATAGAAGGTTATTTTACAGATAAAATAGCTATGAGTAAAATAAATGAGATTAACAATGAGGAAGAAGCTAGAGAGATACTATTAGAGATTGCTAATTCAATACTAGATAACAAATATGAGTTTGCTACATATAGTGATTATGGAAGTGGTGTAAGAAATAATGCTAAAAGAGGAATTGAGCTTAATAAAAAGGTTAACAATAAATGTGCAACTAGCGTTGGAAAAATAAGAGCTCAGCAGTTGTCAAGAGGTGAAAAATTGAGTGTGTCAACAATTAAAAGAATGTATTCATATTTAAGTCGAGCAGAAACATATTATGATGCTGGAGACAGTAAAGCTTGTGGAACTATATCATATTTACTATGGGGTGGTAAAGCAGGTTTAGGTTGGTCAAGAAGCAAATTAAGAGAACTTGGAGAACTAGATTTAAATGATGATGATCCATGTCAAGCAGGATATGAGCAAGTAGGAATGAAAGATAAAGATGGTAGAAAAGTGCCTAATTGTGTACCTAAACAGTAAGTTATGAAAAAAACAAATGAAACAGTAGGAAACGCTGTACCTACAAGTAAAAAGAGAGGTTGTCTTTGTAAGAATGGCACATATTCAAGAAAGTGTTGTGACGGTACTTATAGATCACAAGGAGTTGGTAAAGTATAAAAATCTAACAACCTTTTTACATACAGTTATTTAAGTAATAAATTAATTTAATAATCGAAATTTATGGAAAACACTAAAGCTACCTCGATTTTGAACGACATCATGGAAAAACTATCCTTAGTTAAAAAAGATGAAGTAAAAGAAGTCGAAGTTAAAGACGAAGTAAATCTTTCGGAACAAGTTAAAGAAGAAGAAACATTATCTCAAGAATTAACTGAACTTGCCTGTCAAGAACAAGTTAAAGAGGAATCATCTACTGAAGAAGTTGTTGCTGAAGAATTACAAGAGGAAGTTCCTGTTATAGAGGAAGTTTCTGAAGAAATTGAGATGGATGAAACTAAATACGTTGGAAGAGACGAGTTTGATTCTAAAATCTCTGAACTAAAAAACATGATTGAAGAAATGAAATTAGGTTACGGTGAAGAAAAACTATCTATGGAAAAAGAAATAGAAAAGTTATCTGCTGAACCTGCTTCTGAACCAATCGCACACAACCCTGAAGGGGAAGTGAAACAAAGCTTTAAATCTTTTGGTCAAAACAGAGTTATGAACACTAGAGATAGAGTAATGAACAGAATTGCTAATTTAAAATAAACTAAAACTAAAAATTAATTAAAAATGGCTACTACTACATCAATTACAAGTACTTATGCTGGCGAATTTGCTGGGAAGTACATTTCTGCTGCTTTATTATCAGGTGTTACACTTGATAGAGGTGGTATTGAAATCAAACCGAATGTAAAGTTTAAAGAAGTAATCAAAAAACTAGCTACAAGCAGCGATTTAATTGCTGATGGTACTTGTGATTTTTCTGCTACTTCAACTATTACATTAACTGAGAGAATTCTTCAACCAGAAGAGTTCCAAGTAAACTTACAACTTTGCAAGCAAGATTTTAGATCAGATTGGGAAGCTGTACAAATGGGATATTCTGCATTTGACAACTTACCTCCTAAATTCAGTGACTACTTAATAGGTCATGTATCTGGATTAGTTGCAGAAAAAACAGAAAATAATATCTGGCAAGGTAACTTAGGTGGTGCTCAAGCTGGTGAATTTAACGGTATTGCAACTTTAGCTGCTGCTGATGCTGACGTTATTGACGTTGCTGGTGCAACTGTAACATCTTCAAACGTAATTGCAGAATTAGGAAAAATAGTTGACGCTGTTCCTTCTGCTTTATACGGAAAAGAAGATTTATTCATCTATGTATCTCAAAACATTGCTAGAGCTTACATTAGAGCTTTAGGTGGATTTGGAATACTTAAAAATGCTGCTGGATCAGAAAATGTATCTGATATAGGAGCAAATGGTGTAAATGGTCAAGGAACTATGTGGTGGCAAAATGGAGCATTATCTTTTGATGGTGTGAATCTATTTGTTGCAAACGGTTTACCTGACAACTACGCTGTAGCTGCTCAAAAATCTAACTTATTCTTTGGAACTGGATTATTATCTGACCACAATGAAGTAAAGGTTATTGACATGGCTGACCTTGATGGTTCTCAAAACGTAAGAGTTGTTATGAGATTTACATCTGGAGTACAATATGGATTAGGAACAGAGATAGTTCTTTATTCTTCATAAATTAAATTAACCAAAAATCAAGGGTAGGTAGGCAAATATCTGCTTACCCTTTTTTTATAAAAAATAATAAACTATGGCTTGTGGAATAAACTTAGGTAGAAAAGAACCTTGTAAAGATGTTGTTGGCGGCTTGAGAAATGTTTACTTTATAAATTATGATGATTCTAACAAAAGCATTACTTTTGATTCAACAGATGATACATTAGTTGAAACTTTAGGTACAGATGCGACAAATGAAGTAGAAGGACATAAATATGAACTAAAAGGAAACTCCTCATTCGAACAAAACATTACGTCTTCAAGAGAAAACGGTACAACGTTCTTTGAACAAACATTAAATTTAACACTACATAAATTGACTAAAGAAGACAATAAAGAATTAAAATTATTAGCTTATGGTCGACCTCTAGTGGTTGTGGAAGATTATAATAAAAATTTATTTGTAATGGGAGTTGAGCATGGTGCTGATGTTTCTGGTGGAACAATAGTAACTGGTGCTGCAATGGGTGATTTAAGTGGTTACACACTTACTTTAACTGGCATGGAAAAAGCTCCAGCTAACTTTATAGAGAAAGCTAGTGAAACCGAAACAGTACAAACTACATTAGATAATGCTTTTGTAAATGTAATTGTTGGTACTAATTCATAATAACTAAATTTAATTAGGTTAAATTAAGGGATGCTTCGGTATCCCTTTTTTTGTGAAAACAAATTAAACTTTTGTTGTTACTTATAATATGGTAATACTAACAACATCAACAAGTAGTCAAAGCTTTAAGGTTATACCTAGAAGTGCAGAGAGTTCTGTTACTTTTGAGCTTACTGACAAATCTACAAGAAAAACTACTGCTATTACAGTATCTGTTACTAATTCTAATGGTTATATGACCGTTACAGGAGCATTTGTAGACGCACAGTCAAACAATTTAATGATAGAGGGTAGATTCTATTCGTTTGCAATAAAAAATGGCTCTACGATAATATATAGAGGTTCTATTTTTTGTACAGATCAAACTAATTTTAATACCTTTGATGTACATTCTGGAGAATACACTACAGAAAACACATACGATAACGATTTTGTAATAATATGAAAAAAGTAAATAAAATGGCAAAAAGAAGATACAATAACAAACCATTGCCAAAAGCAGAAAAAGGTAAGATACATATAGTAAATATGTCATCTTATACACGACCAGAAATTGTAGAACAGTATAATAGAGATTGGGTAGAGTATGGAGAGGACAACAATTACTTTGATTATCTTATTGACAGATATAACGGTAGTGCCACAAACAATGCTGCTATTAATGGTATTGCAGAAATGATATACGGCAAAGGATTAGATGCTGTTGAAGAAGACGCTAAAGGTAAAGATTATGAAGAGATGAAAGAGCTGTTTACTAAATCTTGCATGAAAAAAGTTTGTTATGATTATAAAATGATGGGACAAGCTGCAATTCAAATAATCTATTCTAAGGATAGAAAAAAGATTGTACAAGTAGAGCACATGCCTGTAGAGACGTTAAGAGCAGAAAAAGCAAACAGCAAAGGAGAAATACAAGGTTATTACTATGCTAAAGATTGGTCAGAAGTTACATACAAAACACAACCTAAAAGAATACCTGCATTTGGAACTAGCAAATCAGGATTAGAGATATTATACATTAAACCTTATAGAGCTGGATTTTATTACTATTCTCCTGTAGATTATCAAGGTGGTTTACAATATGCAGAATTAGAAGAAGAGATAGCGAACTATCATATAAATAATATACAAAATGGCTTGGCTCCAAGTATGCTTATAAACTTTAATAATGGTGTTCCTACAGAAGAGCAACGATCTTTGATTGAACAAAACATACAAGAAAAGTTTAGTGGTTCTTCTAATGCTGGTAGATTTATATTGGCATTTAATGACAGCAAAGAGCTCTCTGCAAGTATCGAGCCAGTTATACTAAGTGATGCACATGAGCAGTATAAATTTCTTAGTGATGAATCCATGAGAAAAGTAATGGTATCACACAGAATTGTATCTCCTATGCTAGTAGGTATAAAAGACAATACTGGATTAGGAAACAATGCTGAAGAATTACAAACAGCTTCATTACTTATGGATAACACAGTTATACGACCAATGCAAGTGACAATACTAGATGAATTAGAAAAGGTATTAATGTATAACGGAATTGAATTAGATATATACTTTAAAACATTACAACCTTTAGAATTTACTGATCTTACTAATGCAATTACAGATGCTGAAGTAGAAAAAGAAACTGGTATAAAAAAAGGAGAAGGTGAAGTTATAGAAGAAGAACAAATTAATACAGAAGAATAATGGCAAAAGCACTCTTTATAAAACGATCAGATTTAGTAAAAAACACTGCACTAAATTCAAATGTAGATACAGATAAATTTATACAGTTTATTGATCTGGCACAAGAAATACATATACAAAATTACTTAGGTACAGATTTATATGACAAAATAAGTGCTGATATATTAGCTGGTACATTAACTGGAGATTACTTATCTTTAGTAAATGACTACATACAACCAATGCTTATTCACTTCGCTATGGTAGAATACTTGCCATTTGCTGCCTATTCTATATCAAATGGAGGGGTGTATAAGCACAACTCAGAAAACAGCTCTAATGCGAGCAAAGAAGAGATAGATTTCTTAATTCAAAAGGAGAGAGATTTTGCAGAATACTATGCACAAAGGTTTATAGATTATATGAGCTTTAATGCACCTGCTAAATTCAATGAGTATTATAGTAATTCTAATCAAGATATTTACCCAGATAAAGATACAGGGTTTCATGGATGGGTAATATAAAGAAGAACTACAAACCTAAAAAGGTTAACGTAACAAAATTATTAACGTATTTAAAAAAGAAAGATAATGACAGACATAATAAATTGGGTAAAGATGTTTAATTCACAACCAACTTGTTTTGAATAATGGCATCACTTTCTAATACTAAAATAAAAGATACTTACGAATCACTCGTTAAGTTTAGCGATAATGGAAACATAACTATTGGTGCTAAACAATTAACTGATGGTTTTGGTAATAATTCACCTTTCTTTGTATCTACTACACAAATAGGAATTGGTGTAACCCCATCTGTAGGATATGATCTTCATGTTAATTCTAATGCTAAGATAGGTGGCAATTTAATAGTAAGTGGTAATCTTACAGTTAGCGGTACTCTTACATATTTAGATGTAGAGGATTTAGCTACTGAGGACCCATTAATAAAACTAGCAAGAAATAATGCTGGCAACAGTTTTGATATAGGTTATTTTGGACAGTATGTTGAATCTGCTGTAACTAAATACAAAGGTTTATTTAACGATGCTGACGATAACAAGTTTAAACTATTTATAGGCACTTCTACTTTACCTACTACTATAGTTAATACTGGAGGTACAGGATATACTGTTGGAACTCTTGTAGCTAATTTAGAAGGTAATGTAACTGGTACTGTTAGTTCATTATCTA